CTTTAAATACTCCGTCCTTATAATACAGGAGAAAATATATGCCTCACTTTAGTACAAAAACATACGGACATAACATCGGACTATCAGCGGTGTTCCGTCAACCACATGCAGATCATTCACATTGTAGATTCTTACATGGGTATAGTTTACAGTTTAAATTTGTATTTGGTACAAATGATCTGGATCATCGTAATTGGGCTGTAGACTTTGGTGGACTAAAGCCACTAAAGAAATGGTTAGAAGATACCTTTGATCATCAGACAGTGATTGACATTAATGATCCAATGAAAGATGATCTACTTGTGCTAGAAACAAAAGGTCTTGCACAAATTACACAACTAGATGGTGTAGGTGCAGAGAAGTTTGCAGAACATGCATGGCGATTTGCAGATAATTTGGTGCGTGAAATGACAGACGGACGTTGTTGGTGTGAAAGTGCAGAATGTGCAGAGCATGGATCCAATAGTGCTATCTATACGCCATACACCTGGCTTAGCCATGCTGACACCTGGCAAAAAGTTAGTCATGCTGAAGATGGTTGGATGACCAAATAGATTAATAATGATAGCAACTGAAAACACATGGAAAATCAACAGCGAGTGGGATATAAATTCCGGTCACTTTAAGTATAACTATGTTGTTAAAAGAGATGGCGATGATTGTTACACAGGTGGAAAGAAAATCAGAAGAGATTTCATTAATTATATGAATGAAATGTATGGACCCCCTGGCACACGTTGGGGGTTCCGATTTGATAGAAACTTTGATATGATAAGTGTTTACTTTAGTAGTCAAGAAGATGCAATAATTTTTAGGTTAACACATGGATAATACTTTACAGGAAAAAATAGTTGATGCACTTAAAGAAGTGTATGATCCTGAAATAAGTCTAAACGTATATGACTTGGGTCTAATATACGATATAAATACTGATGACCCAACTAACGTCATTATAACAATGACATTAACCAGTGCATTTTGCCCTGCAGCCGACTATATTATAGAGGATGTAAGCAACGCCGTGATAAGTACAGAAGCAACAGGCGTTGATGTCAAAATTACCTTTGATCCACAATGGGGACCAGATGTAATTAGTGAAGAAGGCAAACTAGCACTTGGTATTTTTTAAGGAACTAAAATGTTAAACAGATTAAAACAATTCCTTGGCTTGAGCCAAGATGAAACGGCAACAGTACCAGAAGCAATTGCAAATGCAGTTGATAGTAAAAACATCACAGCTACCAGTACACTTACAGTAAAGCCAACAGGCAAAAATACTCCCAAAGTAAAGAAGCACACTAAGGCGTCACTTGGTAAACTAACCAAGCAACAACTTGAAGAGATTAGCCGTAGTGAATATGGTGTTGAGTTAGACAGACGCAAAAAGAAAGACGATCTTGTAGCACAATTGCTTAAAGAGCAAAAACAAACAAATAAAAAGGGCTAACAATATATGACATACTTTGTCAATGAAGATTGTATTAAATGTAAGTATACTGATTGTGTAGAAGTATGTCCAGTTGATTGCTTTTATGAAGGTGAGAATTTTTTAGCTATTAATCCAGACGAATGTATTGATTGCGGAGTGTGCGAGCCAGAGTGTCCAGCAGGTGCGATATTTGCTGATACAACTAAAGAAATGGCACAGGAGCATATTGACTTTTGGGTTAATTTAAATCATGAGCATTCTGTAAAATGGCCTAATATTACAGAACAGCAGGAGGCTATGCCTAACGCTGATGACTTTAATCCCAAGAAGGGATATGACGGACCAAACAAAGGTCCTGAGTTTAGTGGTAAGCCTGGAACAGGAGATTAATATGGCTAATGTAGTAACGTTAACTGATAAAGCAGTAGACCATTTTAGCAGTGTTGCTAAAGGTAAATATGTTAAATTTGGTATTATGGGAGGCGGCTGTGCTGGCTTTCAATACCATTGGGAAACATATGATGCACCAGTTGATCATATGGAAAGAGATGAACAAACAGATTATGGTGATTTTACACTCAGTGTAGATGGTCACAGCATAATGTATCTTATTGGAACAACAATTGATTACGTGAGTGATTTAACTGGCAATAGGGTAGACATTCAAAATCCACAGGCCCAAGCAGGATGTGGGTGTGGGGAAAGTATAAACTTTAACGTATAAGTTAGAAAGAGCAAATTTGAAAATGAAAATTATCACTGGCAATAGTAACTTGCCGCTAGCTGAAGCAATTGCAGGACATTGTTTTAGTGAACTAGTACCAGCAGATGTAAAAACATTTGCAGATGGTGAATGTAGTGTAGAATTTATGGAAAACATTCGTGGTGAAGATGTTTTTATTATCCAATCAACCAGCACACCGGTTAATGATAATCTAATGGAACTATTGATTATGATTGATGCAGCCAAGCGTAGCAGTGCTACTAGGATCACCGCAGTTATTCCTTACTTTGGATATGCCAGACAAGATCGCAAAAGTGCTTCAAGAACACCAATTACCGCAAAATTAGTAGCAAACTTGTTGACACAAGCAGGTGCAGACCGTATACTAACAATGGATTTACACGCAGGACAGATTCAAGGCTTTTTTGATATTCCAGTGGACGATTTAACAAGCCGTGTTGTATTTGCTAAAGACATTGATCGTAATGTTGACACAACAGAAGGCACGGTATTTGTAAGTCCAGATGCTGGTGGTGCAGTTAGAGCCCGCAAGTTTGCTGACATGTTTCACGCAGACATTGCTATTGTTGACAAACGTAGACCAGCCGCAGGTGTTGCAGAAGTTATGGCACTGATTGGTGACGTCAAAGATAAACATGCAATACTGGTTGATGATATGGTTGACAGTGGCGGTACATTATGTAAAGCTGCACAAGCAATTATAGATGCAGGTGCGTTGAGTGTTAGAGCATATATCACACACGGTATTTTAAGTGGTGATGCATGCCACAAGGTGGAAAAAAGTGTGCTTGAAGAATTGGTAATTACTGATACTATCAAGTATGTTTGTCCGCCAAAATTAAAGAAAATTAGACAGGTTAGTGTTGCCCCATTGGTTGGTGAAGCTATCCGTCGAGTAACAAATGAAGAATCAGTAAGTAGCTTATTCCAATAGAGGTAAAAATGAAACAAGTAGATTTAAACAAGTACAAAGACTTTGTACGAGAAGTAACAAGTAACGAATCACTATCAAGTTTGCAGATGTACAATCGCATTATTGATATTGAAACTACTGAAAGCAAAATGAAAGTAAACATGGCTTTACTAATGACTGGTGCAATTGGTATCAGTGCAGAAGGTGGCGAGTTTATGGAAATTGTAAAGAAGTGTGTATTCCAAGGTAAACCCATGGACGAAGACACACAGTTTCATGCCAAGCGTGAACTAGGTGACATCATGTGGTACTGGATGAACAGTTGTACCGCATTGGGCATTGACCCAAATGATGTAATTGCTGAAAATGTAAACAAACTACAAAAGCGTTATCCAGGCGGCGAGTTTGATCCTTATTATTCAGAAAACAGAAAAGAAGGCGATTTATAATCGTCTTTTTACAATTAATGTAAATAGTTTTGAGCAATAGCTCACCAAGCGAGCGACGGGGTAAAGCCGTCAAGCAATGGAGAAAATTATGGAAGTATTAACGATATGGAGCCTTGTTGGCTTCTTATTCGCAGCCTATGCTGTGATAGCAAATGATTCAGTACAAACTCTCGGTACATGGATGGCATCAAACAATGAGAGATTCAACTATAAAGTATTATGGGGAGCGGCAAGTGCAGTGTTACTTGCAACGCTATGGTATGGTTGGCATGTAAATGGTGGCGACATCAGTTACGGAAGACTAAACAAAATTCCATGGCAAGAGGTACAATGGTATCATGCAGCCGCACCAGGCATACTTGTCGTACTAACACGTTATGGTGTGCCGGTATCAACTAGTTTCCTAGTACTAAGTGCTTTCGCAAGTACATTTGTATTAGAAAAGATGCTTATGAAAAGTATAATGGGTTATGGTATTGCGGCAATGTTCGCATACTTTGCTTGGTATTTTATTAGTAGAGTAATGGACGAAACAGCACCAGTTGCTGAAAAGAATAAAAATTACTGGCGCATAGCACAGTGGGTAGCAACAGGCGGATTATGGTGGACTTGGTTGTCACATGACATGGCCAACATTGCTGTATTCCTTCCACGTGAAGTACCTGTAGACCTTATGGTGCTTATCAGTTTTGTATTTGTGATTGGGCTGTTCTTTATGTTTAGAGAACGAGGCGGCAAGATACAAGAGATTGTATTGGAAAAGCACAACACAAGATACGTAAGGTCAGCAACACTGATTGATTTATTCTATTGGTTGTGTTTGTACTTCTTCAAAGAGCTCAACGATATACCTATGTCAACTACATGGGTGTTTGTTGGTATGCTTGCAGGACGTGAACTTGCTATTGCATCGTTTACTGGTAAGATGAAATTCAAGAGTGTGTTTCCGTTAGTTGCAAGAGATTTTCAGAAGATGATGATAGGACTAGGTGCATCAGTGGCCATTGTATTAGCAATACACTATGTATTAGTACCAAACGGATTCTAATAATAATAAAATCTAGTAAAATTAAACAGGGGTAAATTGCTTATCCCTGTTTTCTATTGAATACCAATAAATATAACTAACAAGTCAAAACAGGGAAAAACCATGGCACTTACAAAACAAATAATATCAAAGAGCATTAACGCAACTGCGACAGCATACGTGGGTAAAGACGGAGAAGTATGGGCTGATCCCATAAACAACACACTTAGAATAGGTGACGGCACAACAGCAGGTGGTATTTTACTTACAGGCGGAGGAGGTGGCGGAGCCACAACTTGGGCCGCTTTGGGTGACAAAAATAATGCCAACGGTCCATTAACAGTAGCACTTGGTATGACTGCAGGTCTAACTGGTCAAGGCGCAGGTGGAGTTAGTATTGGTACTCAAGCAGGTATGACAACTCAAGGTGTCGAAGCAACAGCAGTTGGTGCCGCTTCTGGTAAAACAAGTCAAGGTGAAAACGCAACAGCAATTGGTAGTTATGCAGGTAATATA